CAAATAAACGATCACCAAGTGGAAAATAGATTAAATCTCCTTCTTTGGGTCGAGTTGATAATCTAACATCTGCCTCATTTTTCATTAGAGGTGAAATGTAAGTTTCAAATCTATCTCTTGATATAGTAAGTGTTAATTCATTTGTAGCCTGAATACCAAACTTAGATAATAGTGTTGGATTTTCTCCATATCCATCAAATGATTCTACATATGCCTCAATCGGATATGCATCATCAAATTTTGATTCAATAACTTCTTTGATTATTGTATTACTATTCGCATATTTTCTTGGCATATAATGAACATTGACTCCATACATTTGGAGTTGTTCATTAATTAAAGATTGAACTAAGTTTTGTTCGCTAGTCGATCCTTGTTGAAAAAATGGATTGAGAACCATATCACTAACCTATAAAATCGAGTGGTGGTAACTCATAAGTATTCGACATCTGCTCTCTTATAATATCCAATTCTCTTTGCCCATCATCATATATTTGCCTACCATTTAATTCAACACCACCCGGTAATTTAACACCTTGAAACTTAATTAAATTTTGTCCCCACTGTCTTTTAATAAGAGCAGTCAGATATCTCTTTAGGAATGAGTCATTATAAACACCCGTAAATGTATTTGGATCTAGAATTCTAAAACATTCTAAAACTAATACATTATCTACTGATTCGACACCCCAATCAATATCCAAATATAATCTATCTTGTCTTTGATTAAATCTTATTTGCTTATCCGTAGTTAACAAACGATCAATATCAGACAAATAACTTTTTACCATTGAATATTGAAGTAAATCAATAGAACTGAATTGATATAAATCATTCAAAAATAATTGATATTTAATACTAAACATTCCACCAGATACGGTGCTACTATTAAATTTAAAAATCTTTTCTACTCCAATTACCGTATCTGGAATTTGGATAAAATTAGAACTTTCATACCAATTACTAGTAGTAGTTCCATAACCAGAAATATTTGTAGATGTGACTGATGTTGTTACAATTCCAACTCCAGTATCATTAATTCCTGCTTTACCTCTATCAATATCTGCCTGGCTAATTTTGTATTTTAAATACATTCTCTCAACGCCATCAAAATGTCTCTCCTGAAAATACTGGAGAGCATCATCGAGTAAATCCTCAGTTTGCTCATCGGCAACATTAATCTCAAGCAATGGAGCACCCAATTGCCTTTTGCAATAATCTATTAATGTTGATCTACTTGATGGTTGAGCCATTTATACTATACCTCTATCAATATTTAGGGTGCGGAAGATACACCACCTCTTACAAGGATGTTTCCGTCTATAATTCGATACACTGTTGCACCAGATCCAACTAAAACATCATAAACATATCTTCCATCTTTTAATGTTCTTGTATCTGTTGACCCTAAAGATATTTTAAATTTACCACTTGTTGCGCTTGTAAATCCAACTGTAAATGTTGCATTTGGAAAGGCTGTTGATCCAATCGCAGCACTTTTTGTCATCTGAGAAGATCCTGTCCAACCAGTTGTTGTTGCAATACCAACAGAGTTTGTTGTTCCAAAATTGTATCCAGTATTTGCTGTATTAACAACTTCAAAATTTGCAGTAAAATCTGCACCAACATTGAGAGTTAAATCACACGGATATGCAACTCCTGCCTCTGGATCAAACGTAATTTTTTTAGTTGCCATTTACCAAACTCCGTAAGAGGTCTTTTACCTCACCTAATTCATTCTTTAGAGTTGATATATCTCTTTCAAGATTGTCAACTTTACTTGCCTCGTCTTGTTTTAGTTTACGACGAGAGATGTATTGCTCATATTCAGATTTATTTGTATTAATAATACAATTAGATTCTGTATTTCTAACCAAATGGTTATTGTTTTTTACTTTTATAAAAGACATTAGGCAAGAGCGATTACTTTAAGATTTGAAACTCTAGGGACATAAGCTTGATTTGTTGATGTCATAACGAATTTAATTCTAAATGATTTAAATGATGGTAAATCATTAATACTGAAAGTCAATTCTTTAAATTGTAAATCATCAGTCACAAATCCACTAGCTTCTGATGGGGGAGTGAACACATCTGTTCTTCCATCACTTTTATCTATGGATATGATTTGTCCTTTTTCATTCAAGTTATCAAATCCGGGGAATGGAACAAATATTGGATCAAATCCTTGATTTTCACTGATCGCGTAGAATGCTCTAATATCTGTATACTCATTACTATGAGCATCAATAATTATTTTTAGAGAAGTTGCTGAAGTTTCTAATGAGTTTTCTTTGGATATGTACTGGAATGCTGATGGATCATTCTCTAAACTGTCAACACGATTATCAGTAGTAAAATCAGAAATAAGTTTGTCAACTCTATTCGATGTTAGAATCGCACTTATTCTTTCTGTATCAACAGTCGGAGATAATCGCGAATCATTTGAAGTGAAATTTAATTTCATATTAAATGACCTATCACCGGGAAGAACTGTTATCGAAGAATTATTTGTTTCATTTACTCTTGATGCAATAATTCTAGGTGAATTTAAATAATTTACTTTGTTAATTCCAATTGACTCTACAGATTGAACAACGAATGGTGTATCAGATCCTTGGCCTGATCCAGTATTCACACTTGATCCACTAACTGTCTTTATTTCACCAGATAAAGATGTTCCGGGAACAGTTGTATTTTGAATCATTGGAGTAATAAGTTCAAATGGCATATTTTGAGTTGCATGAATAACCGTTCCACCATCAGATTTTGTTTCTTTAACTTTTAATAAAGGATAGCTTTCAGCACTTGTTCTACCAATACCATTCGCACCCATATCTAATTTTACTTTATAAGAATCTAAAGTGATAGGATTAGAATCAGTTACATCATCTAAATTATGTGTCAAGTTAATTCTTCTTAATGATACACCCCCAAATTCATATTTGGAAACTAAATCACCAGTAACATAGTTTTGAGCAAGAGTTGAATCTTGCTGTCTTGTAACGCCAGTGAGCACACTGCCTGAGAATCCAGTGTATTTAATTATCTCATTTTTTATTTTTAAATAGCCTGGATTTGTAGCAGCAACTCCCACATTTTCAAAAGTTGAGAACTCGCTTGTGCTTGCGACTGATATATTTGCAGTTGAATCATTAACATATGGAGCTGTTAATTTAGTTGTAGGCACATCACTTTCAACACCAGATATTGTTACTCTGTTTGTTTCATGATACATACCATGATTCTTATGATTAACAATAATGTGCAATCCGTCAGTTACTGTTGTTATACCACTTGTTGGAATAAATGATCCAGTCTGACCACCCGCACCTGTTATCGCGCTTGTGATTCCTGTAGTTGAAGCAGCATACATGATAGTTTTACCAGCACCAACTTCAAATCCTCCTTGAACATTATCAAGTATCAATTCACTCGTACTACCAATAGATGCAACAGTTAGTCTTGCATTGATACCCAAACTTGTTGTTATTCCTAGAACGTCACCTACTGAATATCCTGCACCACCATTTGTTATAGTTGCAGATACGACTGATCCAATATTATATAAAACGGTTGCAACAGCATTTCTACCACTTCCAGTTATTGTTGATAATGCAACACCAACAACTGAATGACCTGTTCCAGAACGAGTTACTGAACTTGTAGATGTATATCCCAATCCAGCTCTTGATACTGTAAGAGCACCAGTTGCAATACCTGCAGTTGAAACTAATTTACCTGTAGCATTTGATTCTTGCTGAGATATTGTATTACCAATATTCGGGTGAATGTCATTTGCTTTACCAGTAAATGCTGATGATAATCCAACTCTAATTTTATTTGTTGTTAAATTTAAAGAATTTGGTAATAATTTTGGAACTTGTGCATTACCCTCTGCTAAGATTGGATTATATATTTCAACAGATCCTGAACTTGTAAAGTCTGCTCTATTAAGAATAAACTTAAGATCTTCCCACTGACTTGGTTCCCATGTTGAAGCATTTTGTGATTTAAATAATGACCCCAATGTTGGTTGATTAGATACAAATTCGTCAGTAATTAAATCGTTCTCACCGATTCTTGAAATGAACACTCTATATTTTGCCGATGATGACAACATGCAAATTGCATATTCAGTTGCAGGTGACAAATATACTGGTGCTTTAAATGTAAATTTAGTTGATACAGATCCATTTGTTGATGTTGTTATTTGATCTGGATTTAAATTTATTTGTGAAAATGGAAGTACTTCTTGAGTTGGAGTTCCAAGTTTAACAGTTCTAATATCAAGCTGAACTGGAACATTTGAATCATCGACTGTCTCAAAATAAACCTCACAACTTGTTACAAAAATACCAGTAGAATCTGGTATATAGAATGATTGTGCTAAAGGATCATCATCAAAATCTGGTATCTCTTCAATTATATTTGTTGTAACAGCAGATCCAGTTAATTCTCTTGCTGATCTACTACCAGACACACTTAATGTTTGAACACTAGCATTTCTTAATGAAATTATATTTTCTTGAACAGTTTCTAATGAACCAGCAGAGTCAAAGACTTCTTGAGCAGTTGTTGATGCATTACTTAAAGTATTTTGATCATTATCAATTAATACGAATGTTCTTTTTCCAGTTTCAAACGTTGGGTTTGATGATACATTTGGATTTGGTATAAACAAACTACCAAGAACTGATGCTGCATAATCAGATATTAATCTAAGATTGGTAATCTCAGCCTCTGCACCTGATGTTCCACCTTTCAATATCATACCAGTTTCAACTCTACCAAAGAAATCACCTTGTGCTTGTTCAGCAAGTGAATCCAAATCTACATTCAAAGTAGTTGATGTTGAGGAATATGATGAAGGAATGATTGATGCACTACCACCACCTGCAAGTTGAACTGTTCCGGGAGTTCCTGAATATGTTTCTAATGATGTAGATGCTGTTTGAGTTGTATAAGGATTTTTTGCATATATTCTTGTTGGTGCATTAAATGGCCCTTGTTTATGATTAGATACTGCAACTTTAAATTTAATTATAGAAGGATCTGCTGAATTGCTAGAAAATACTTCACCAGTTACAGTTTCTCCAACTTGAAATACACCAGATTTCATTGATATTTCCAAAAGTTTTGGAACACAATATTTGGTCATATTCACACCATCAAAGAATGAATATAATCTTGCTTGAGGTTTGAATCCACTACCATCAAACGTAATATTTCTAGAACGCATTCTTGGTATTACTTCACTACTTAAAGTAGTATCGCCTTGAGATACTTGATCAAATTGTTCAGTAATTAACTGCCTTGATCCACTTCTTGTTGATGTTCCTGTTCTAAAGTTATCTGTTATAGTGTCTTGTACAATTACACCACTTAAATCCCATCTATTTGCAGGAGCTCTTTCCTGTCTCCTATTTCCTGTTCTAGTTGAAGAATCTGTTCCAGTCCAAACAGTTTGCCATCCTCCCCAAATTGTGCTAGTTAGTCCAGTTTGAGGATCAAATCCACCAAATGATCTTTCTGCTTCAGCAACTGTTGCAGCAAAATTTCCCTCTCTCTGAACAATCTTTGGTTCAAGTCTTACAGTATCAACCCATGTATCTGATGCTGGTGTTAAATCAAGAGATGCTTGCCAGAAATTAAGTAAGAATGGTGTCACACTCTCTGATCTAGTTCCAAATGATTGTGTTAGATATGGAGTTTCATCATAATCAAGAGTAATTACATTACCAGTTTTCTTTATATTTGTACCTTCAGGATCAGCACCATTAAAAATAGTATTCTGTCCTTCTACAGGGCCAACTTGTAAATCAATTAAATTAGAATAATGAGATGCTCTTAATTCTTTTTGTGTTAAATCAACACTATTTTTAACTGCTATACCAGTTTCTTGCGGTAATAATGTGGTAAAATTATCAACAAAGAAACCTGATTTAAACTTATTCAATCCATTTTCGTCAGATACGAATAGATTTGATGTTTCAGTTTCTAAGAGAGATAATGTAGTGTAATATTCTAAATTTTGTATTCTCTCTTCAAGTTTACGAATGTCTTGCATTCGATATCTCTTATGTTTTAAGAAAGATAAAGAAGCATCTGAGACTTTATAGAGATATGGTGGTAGATTTATTTCTGCTATTTCTAAAGCATCATCTATCGCTACAGGTTTATCAGGTTCTTCGCTTGGAGATCCTTTTGATATTGATAGATTTCCATTTTTAGTTAAGTAGATTTTATCAATTCTACCAAGATAGAAAGAGTAATCTAAAAGAATTGATTCATCTGACGCTAAAATATTAGCTGCTGAATTTCCAGAGGCATCGAATGATCTTCCAAAAAACTCTAATGGAGAGCGACTACTTTCTGAAACAGAGTAGTTTGAAACTCTTGGTCTTATATCAATCAAATCAGTATTTCTTATGCCGTTAATACTCTGTATATCTTTTGAATAATCAAAATCATTATAAGAAGATTTAATAGTAATATCACCTTCGTCAGTTGATTCAAAATATCCGTTTGTAAAATAAACTTTTAATTTTTTTGTTGGGGCAGTTTTATCACTTAATCTTTGAATAAATCCAAAATCATAGATTGTAGATTTTTGTCCTGAATTAAATTTATAACTTTTAGTTATATTTTTACTTGGATTGTCTAATGTGTTAACTATAGCCTGCACATTTGCTTCTTCAAAATTAACTGTTTCACCCTCTTTGAAATCAACTTCATTAAGTAGTACAAATGATATTTGAGAATCTGATAAAGTTTCGGCATAAATCGCAACTGCGCCAGATGACACACCTTTCATTTTTTCACCAAGTATTAAATCTGTGGTTTTACCAGTTGGACTATCAATTGATGATAATGTCATTTTTGGTGCTGAAGGGTCAGCAGTTGATAATGATTCAAAGATTCCTAAAACATCTAATACATCTGGAGTGTTAAGAGATATTTTCTCATCTTGAACACGAGTTCCAAAAGGATAACTTCCTGATGTTAATCCATTATTTAAAGTTGTACCACCGGTTCCAGATCCAGTTTGACTTGATTTGTCTATGAGTTGTGAATTTACTCTCTCTTTTCTTTTTATTTTTGCTGTTGGACTTGTTTTAGCAAGAGTTGCAACCAAAGTTGCATCCTGATTAGCAGTTAAATCTGTTCCAATATTACCTATCTGTAATGTAGCATTTCCTGCAGTAAACGTAAATTTATCAGCAGTTAAAGTTTCTTGTGTGCCATCCTTTCTTATTAAAGAGTATCTTTCCTCATCGAATGGTAAAAACGTTTCATTTGTTCCAGCAGTAACAGCTGAACTTAATTGATCAGCAGAGTGACCAATAGTAACATCAAATGTTTTTCTTATATTCAAAGTTGCCGATGATATATCAACATCTGATACATTCGCCTTTGGCATAACTGTAAATAACGAATTATCAAATGATTTTTCAAAAGGAGTTGTTACGAGTGTAAGATCAGAAACTTCTAAAGAGGATCCCTGCGTAGCAAATAATGCACCTTCAGTCACTCCAGTTACAGTAGATACACCAGTTACAACAACATTGTCTGCATTAACCGCTGTTATTCTAACCAATGATTTTAAATTATTTCCTAACCCACCAAATTTGAGAATATTGCCAATTTTTAATTTTCCGGGAAACTGTTCATTTCCGCTTGTGATAGTACTTATTGAAACACTACTGGCATCAGTTCCAACCCCAGTCATATTTGCAGATCCAAAAATAAACTGGTCTTTTTGAATTACATCACTTACAAAACTTTTTGCAGATCCAACATTACCTAGATCAGGCCCAGCATATAATGACTTAACATCTGCCATTCCAAAGGATGTAACAGCAAGGGCGATTCTACTATTCTCTTCTCCGTTAATTATTAATGGTTCATTCGGAACTAATTCACCGGACTTATCATATATTGTTAATGCATCTGTTGTTGTTGATGATCTTAAAAATCCTGTGGCACCACTATACTTTCCTTTTATAAATGCAGGTGTGCTAAGTGTAATCGCTGTATTAAGAGTTACTGTACTAAATGTTTGAACATCATATAGAGATATATCAAATTCATTAACGTTTGCATTAGTTGCACTGTATGATCCAGACTCTAAAGCAAAATCATAAACTCTTGCTACACCTATTTCTTGTCCAGATATAGATCCAGCACCGGGTAATCCATTCGATCTTTGATCTCTTAAACTAATTATAAATGTATTTCCTATTCCAACATCAGGTGATCCGGTTTGATTATTAAGTCTTAGTGTTCCACCTGTATTATAATTAATTCTTTGACCCTTAAGTGTTTTGGTAGTTCTTGGTTTTTCTACGTCAAGGAAATTGGATGATATAGTTTCAATTTCGTAACCTTTAACAAAGGCTTTACCAGCAGAAACTTGAAACAGTGCAAGATCCTCACTTGCTATTAACCCACCTTCAGTCGATTGTCCATCACCATATACACCATTATTGTCAATATTATCATTTAAAGATTCTCTTACAGATACAGAAAATGGTTTAACTGTATAATTACCAGATTCAGCAAATGTTCTTCTTGCTAATTCATCGTTTAATATATTATAATCTGAGGTTGTAGGCCTTGTTCTTAATACACCATTTCTGACTGATGCTAATTCTACAAAATCATCGTCATTTAAATCATCAATACCTTTAAAGAATAATGAGCAAGTTATTTTAAGACGATCTGCACCCGGTGCTGCATAATTATTAAACCCTTTTGAATTATCTGTGAGTGAGGAGTCCTCGTCAGAGTTGACTGTTTCCTCTAAAACTCTAAGACCAATTCTACCTGTTGGTGTATTTGAATATTGATCTAGTAAAATAGTTTGGGTAGGTACATTTACAAAAGTACCTCTTACAAAATAGACACCCTCTGATATAGAAAATGATGATCCTTTTGATGTTGCATTAACAGATATAGCACCAGCAAAAGATTCACCGCTTGGTATAAATGTACTATTTTCAGGGCCAGAAACTATATCAACATTCGATGCTAATAATTCTCCATTCTCAAATACAGAGTTTTCGTTACTAATACTTGAAGAGTCATATCTAATGTATAAAGTAAGATTATCTCTTACCGAATCCGTCGAATCTAATATTTTTATTATCGTTGCAGAAACACCTGATGTCAATCCAACTATTTTTTGGTTAAGTAATTGACTAACATATGATTTAACTGTTACACCTAGATACTCATTATTTATTTCTACGCAAGCAAAATTACTATCATAACTGGTATTACCGGGTATTACTTTTGCCCCTTCTTTAAATATATGTTGACCAAACTTTGCAATTTGATCTTGCAGTATTGATTGTAAACCAGTTAATTCTCGTGCCTGAACCGGAAGTCCCGGTTTAAACAGTACCTTATGATAATTGTCATCTGCATTAAAATCGTCAAAATATGGCGATACATTTAGATTGGTGGATTGTGCCATGGGTGATTAGAATTGCAATATAACTTTAATATCTTCTTTTTGATTAGAAGAGCGAGTAATGGCTGGTCGATGATCAACGTAAATTATATTACCAGAGTATTTTTTAACCTCTGGGTTGGATACACCATTAGTAAATGTTTGACCAAGATAGTATGTCTTATTATTTATTGAGGTTGATAGACCGCTAAAAGAAGTGTTGATTGCTAAAGTATTTGATCCGTTGTTAGGAACAATATTAAAACTACCTCCATCAGAAATGTCAGCAGTAAATCTATCTGCATTGAACCCATGTATTGGAGCAGTTGTTCCAACACCAACCGTGGTAAATCCTGCCATTGTACGATCTTGCCAATATTTCAACACTCCTGTTGTTTGATCGTATCCAAGAACTTTACCAATCGCAGTAACTCCAGTTCCAGTTGTTTGTGTAATTATAGAATCGGCAGTAAAAGTTGCATTACTATATCCAGTTCCAACTAATCTTAAAGCGTAGGCTGCACTTGCTTTATCCAAACTTAATACAGATGAAGACCCAAATGCTTGTGGATTTTCAATAAGACCTATTCTAGAAATTTCATTACCAGTTATAAAATCAGGATTTTCCGAATCATTTTCAATGCGAGAATATACTAAAGCATTAGATGCTCCTAATTCTTTATAGATGTCTTTTCCATGTCCACCTTGTGGAGGAACTATTACATCTAGTTGTGGATATGAATCTGGTCTTGGTAATCCACCAGCAACAATATCAACAGTTCCGAAAGTATATCCAGATCCTTG